GGTTTAACAATAAGACCTAATTCGTTTAAAACATAGTCAATCAATGGCTGATCATCAGTCCATTCCGCTACTATTTCAGAAGGTATAACTACCACTACTTGTGTTTTTAAGTTTGTACCATCAAAGAAATTAGCTTTAACTTTACAACCTTCGTTACTTCCTAAAGTGTAGCTACCTTGTATTAATTCAACCGCATTAGCTATTTGATTAAATCCTATTGTTACGTTTTCTATGTTTACCATTATGCTCTGTTAAGTATGTTTTGTGCGTTAGTTACTAAAATGCAACCGCTGGAATCAAGATTAGTGTTTCCTCCATGTATTCTTACGCCTTCAAAATTAGGTACGCTTAAAATCTCTGGCATCAATCTTTTAAAACGGTTTGATTTGTAAAATTATTCTGTATTTACCCTTATCTATAAACTCCTTGCTTATTTTTTTTATTAATTCCATTCTTCACTGGATAATATTTCTATGATTTGGGCATTATTATAAATGCCTTCAAAATTTACTAATGTATCTATAAAATCAGGTTTTTTGATAGCGTCCCATTTTAAAAATGTTTTTGAACCATCAACCGATTTACTCATTGTTTCTATCGAAGTTTCCAAAATCTCTGAAAAATCAATCTTATTGACCTCTGTAACAGGGATAATAATATATTTTCTATTATTAAAACCCAAATCTTCTTTTTGTTGCATTATAATTTTTTGTAATTTCTGCGTCTGTTAAAACTCGATTATAAACAAGCAAGTGACTAAACTCTCCCATTGATGGTTGTGTTGCTCCTCCGGATGGAGGAAGATAAACTCCAATAATAATTCCTTTAGGGCCATACGCTCCGTTGACATTGTTAGCTAACAATGTATTATTAGAATAAAATTTATAATTATCGCTAATTATATTTCCTGTACCTGTGTATATTCTCCAATTAGTATCATAAGCTCCTATTCCGGGGCCGTAAACAAAACCACCTGCAAAATACGCAAGTGTTGTATTTTGGTAATTTCCCAAAAGCCAATTATTTAAACTACCATTTATCATTCTTCCACCAAATTTTGTTCCCACATATCTAGTAGCACCCATCACTGTGTAGTTTGTTGAGGTTAAATCTGGCGTGTCGCATTTTACATAATCATTTGTTCCATCAAATGTTAATACACCATTATTTGTTAAGCTAAATCCAACGCCATTAAATAAAGTACCATGATTTAAATTACCGGATAAATCATATATTGTTGTACCACTTCCCGGGTATGATGAAGGATTTGCTGCATCCCAAAATAAAACTAAACCATCTGTTACAATTTGGGTATAATTATAAAACTCGCTAACAGCATCTGGAGTAGAAAAACCAGCTAAATTAGACATACTTCTTAATGAATAAGGTGTGCTTACTAATAGTTCTGTAGCTATATCACTAAATGATAATTGACCTGATGCCGGTAAAGTCATATTATTTTCTTAAATTATTCACTAATTCTTTTAAAACTTCGATTTGTTTTTGTTGTTCTTTGATTGCTTCAAACAAAACAGCTACGGCATTTTGATATTTAACCGCTTTAGTACCATCGTCATTCTTAACAACAAGTTCAGGAAATTCAAATTCTAATTCCTGAGCAATAAATCCAATATTATCTTTAGACCCATTATCAATTCTATCATAAAGAATACCTCTTGATTTAATTACTCTATCCAGAGCATTGTTAATTGGTCTTATGTTTTCCTTTACTGATTGGTCTGAATATGCTACTATATCATAGTTTGCATAAATAGATATATTTGATACTTGCGTAGCAACCTGCAATGGATAAGATGAACTAATAGTTCCTATTCCTATGTTAGATCCATTTTCAAATATTTGGCTATCCCCTAACGTACTTGCACCTGTAAATTTTGGTATTTTATTTGGTGTTCCTGTGCCTGTTATTGGGTTGGTTAAAGTAGTTTGCTTAGAATTTAACTGTGTTTGTATAGCACTTGTAGTTCCTTTTACATAACTTAACTCTGTTAAGCTTGGATAGGTTGCAACAGGTAGACTTTTAATATTTTTACTTACATCAAATGAAGCTATTGTATCCGCTGTTTCGCTACTAACAACAATAGCTGGCGTTGTAACTGTACCTGTAAAAGTTGGAGAAGCAAGATTTGCTTTTAAATCTATATTAGTCTTAACTAAATTATTAGTAGGGTATTTAGTTGTTGATGTATCTAATGTTGTATTTTCTTTGTTAGCTACATTTTCAGGTGTATAACCTAAAGCATCTTGTTTACCATTAAATGTAGTCCAATTAGCAGAACTTAAAGCCCCCCTATTACTACTTGATGCAGTTGGTAAGTTAAATGTATGCGTATCAACTGTGCTGTCGATATTAAAATCTGTTCCTGTCGTTCCAACTGCTAAGTATTGAGTGTTTGCAGTTAATCCATTTAAAGAAGTTACGCCACCTGAGAATGTAGTAATAATCTCACATAAAGTGTTATCCTCTGTATGTAATGTTACTGTTCTTCCTCCTGAATTATTAACAACATATACCCTAACAGCCAATCTATCAGTAACTAATAAAGCTGTATTAGGTATTGCTAATGATGTTAAATATAAATCAGTTGTATTGCCACCATCTAAAACTTCTGGATTATTTGAACCGCTCGATATTAATGTAAATGTAGTACCATCATATTTTAATAAATCAATATAAAACTCTGGATTACCACCTACAGATGAAACGCTAAAAAACATTTCAAAATTCCATGCACCTCCCGGTATTTCTATTCTATTTGGATTACCTACATCTGTTAAGAATTGAGCTATTAATCCATTACCTGCTAATGAAAAATTAGTACCAATTCCTATAATAGCCTCATTATCCATTTGTTTATATCCTGCAACAGATGAATTAACACTACCATTAAGATAATAAACAACAGATGAACCACCTGAACTACCAGTAGGTAATGTAGCTAATTGTCCATCTCCTCTAATATATTGAGAAGCTGTTCCTGCTGCAGTTACAGCTAAGGTTCCATCAGCAATTAACGGGCTATTCGCTACGTTAAAAGCTACAGGCATTGTTAATCCAACAGATGTTATGCCTTGCGTTGGTATAATTGGTTTGTTTAATATTTGAGAATCTCCGCTTATTGCGTTCCAATCTGCGTTAACGTTTACCTCTGCTCCTGCTTCAATACCGTTTAGCTTAGTTTCTAAAGCATCGGTAAAGTCATTTGTGCTTAATTCTTTACCAACTACTTTGTCAACTTTATTATCTAATGCTAATTGCAAATCTGTCTGGTCTGCTAATGTTCCGGTAATTGATCCCCATGTTCCACCGCCACCTCCACCGCTTTGTTCAACCCATGACCGAACACCTGCAACAGTAGAAGCTAAAACATAACCATCGACTAAAGGATTACCTAAATCATCTTCTTTTAAAGCATCTTGATTATCTACATATGTAACTGTTGCTAATCCTGCAATGCTTGGAATAGTTGGTTTGTTTAATATTTCACTATCACCGCTAACGGAATTCCAATCAGCATTTACATTTACTTCCGCACCTGCAGCAATTCCATCAAGTTTATTTTTTAATATATCTGTAAAATCGTTTTCACTTAGTTCTTTACCTGCTACTTTATCAACTTTTAAATCTAATGCGTTCTGTAAATCTGTTTGGTCTGCAATATCACCAATTATAGAACCCCATGCGCCAATCGATCCGGAACTAACTTGATTTATATTAACCTCTATAACTTCTTCTGTAACGTTAATTGTTACATCTTCGCTTGTTTCGTAAACGTTTATATCTATGATTTCGCTCATTATCTTGTAATATCAGGTGTAACGTTAAAGAATCCAGAAATGTATGTTTTAACTGCTCCGCTTTGGAAAGTTATTTCTATATCATAAACGTAATTAAACGGATCTATATTAATAATCTGCTTATTAATTTTAAACAATCCACTAGCTGCGTTTGTTATTGTTATACCTGCGCTTGATACAGATGTTAAAGATAAAGCTTTGACGATATCACAAGATTGTTTTCTTAATTGCATCTTAATTACCGCACCTGTCAAGTCAATAGCTACAGGAATAACTCCCGTAGTCATTGCAAAATTAACGGCTTCAAATGTATCTCCCTTAATGTGCTTAAAGTCCAGTCCCATCTTTTATTTTTTTTAAATAAATCTTTAACTTAATAATGTTTTCTTTTTTGGCTTTATAAGTACCAACCGCCAAAATCGGCTTCTTTATCTGGGAACATGTCATCATTTGAATTTGTGTTATATTCTGGAAAACTTATTTGGTTAAAACTCATATAATCGATAAAACGCCTTGTGTAATGTTCTGCAATAGAACGTTCTTTTTCAATTAAGAAATCTATTTCATTTTTATCTACGTTTTCGCTATTCTCTGAACTATGTTTATACACACCTTTATTACCGAATGTGTATGCACTAAACGGCATATATTCCACCATTGACCAATGCACTACCATTGGCTTGATATAAGCATTTAAAAGCGTTGTATATGCTAATGGTAAATTACCCGCTACTATACCATCATTTATTTTATCAAATAGTTTAGTTCCTAAGTAATTTTGAATGTGTATATCTTGGGCTATCTTAACAAATTGAATAAATTTATCTACATCAACACTACCAGATAAAGCTGTATATTTTACGATGTCCTCACGACTTACAAAAAATGCTTGTGCCATTAGTTAAATCTTTTATTAGTTGGTAAAAATCCTTGATATGGCATGTCTATTGGTTTAGTGTAAACTAATTTATCATTAACCGGTACTATTTCACCTTCTTTTCTTGCTGCCGATGGTGTTACCTCTGCTTTGTTAGTTCCTTTTTTATTAAATGAACCGATGCGTCTGTAAGTTTCACGACTCCAGTAATGATGGCAGCTTCCTCCTCCTTTGTAAAATTTATAATCATTTGATAACCATACAGAATAGGTATCTGTTCCTTTTGGTCCCCAACCTGGGTTAGTACTTGAGTTATTACCCATTTGTATAATATCTTCTTTACGGTATAACTTGTTTAATGCAGTCATTTTCTTACAGAATGGTCTGCTTTTATCTGTTGTTTCACCGCTATATCTATAACGAGAAACAAACAAAACTCCATCTTGTTCGCTTGTAACGTTTGGTCTTGCTACACCAGTAGTTACAAATTCATATACCTTTGATAGTAAAGATTTCTTTGGGTTGTTTAAACGTTCTAATTCTGCGTCTAATGAATCTT